TATTGTTAGGTATTAACCCAGCTGTTGCACTTGCGAGTTGAATCCGCGTGCACATCGAACGAGGTTTTAATCACATTACGTTTAATTTCGGGTGGCCAAAGGTCATCCCAAAAATCCACAGACAATGACCACGCCAGCCAAGGTAGAAATGGCTCTGGGCATTCATCGTGGTTCCATAGCTTTTTAATCTCGACTGGTAGAGTGCCTATATTTGAACAAACGTCTTCCAGTGCTTTTTCGTAGGGGGTCGCGTTTTGAGGCAATAAACTACTCATAGATACCTCCATCGTTGATGGTTATTTGTGTGCAGAATGGTGCTTGTAAATTAGAAATAAGTAGGTCAGTAGCTGGTGAAGATAAATCAACATTTTGTACACCCGCTTGGTGCAATGCTCCGTGAATACCAGAGATCGTAATATGCCGACCTTTATTGTGTTGATCCTGTGCATATTGCTCTACAGCTTGCTGAGCATTAGCAAGCACCACTGACTTGTCTGGACCCGCGAAAAATGTGAGCGTTGCTTCGATCGTATAATTAACGATATCGGCACTTTGAGTAATAAGGGTGTCATTGAGGGGACGTACATCTTCTGCACTTAGTGCGTTCTGTACTAGATCAATAAGATCCGTTGATGCGCTGCCATCGCCCTCTCGGCTTAATACTGAACACAATACCGTGCCACCAGTGGGTTGTGCAATACTGACATCTTTCACCAGCGGTGAAGCTGATAATGCAAAAAAGGTATAGGCTCCAATACTGCCAGCAGAAGTATAGGATTCAAGCGCTAGCTGCTTTCGCTTACGTAGGCTTTCATCGTCTTCATATACGGCATCTACGGGAGGAACTGCATCGGGGACTGCTTCGATAATGGTCTGGCGCTTTACCCATACAGGGAAGGTGTTATCAAGATCATTACCTTTGGATGTTGCTAGCATAACCGCCCTCACAGCATCGTTGATACGCTGACGAGTCGCCATTTCGCGGTATGCCGCAGTTTCTAGAATTTTATAACCAGGATCAGATTCAACAGGAGCCGTGTGTTCTGGATAACGCACTAAAAAGTCGTCAAGAATACCTTTAAAAATAACTTCAAAGTCGAGTTCTTCAATAATGTCGGGAACGTCTAATTCTGCTAAGTCTATTGCTGGAAACATTAACGCTACCCTATCGCCGATTGAAGCTCGATAACTTCACCTGTTGTTTTTTTACCGACTATATCGACGACCATACGGCCATCAATATAACGCTCTGCTTTGACTTGTGTGACAGTTATTCTAGGCTCCCAACGCATTAGTGCATTCACTGTTGCAATAAAAACGCGCATCATTGTTGCGCGGTTTTGTGGGGCTGCTAATACGGTAAAATCAAACCCATAATCCCGACGCATGACTCTTGAGCCTAATGGAGTCGTTAAAATGTCCGTCACTGACTGTTGTAAATGTTCGTCGTCAGATAATATTTTTCCCGTTACACGGTTTATCCCTTTCATATATAAATATTATCGACTCGTTAATAACCAGATAGTGAGTGTGCAAAAAAAAGGGTAGCTCGTCATTTCTTTTCACATTGCTATAAGGATTTACGATGTAAAGTTAGCTTGCATCGTCAGTATAATTTCCGCTGCCATTTTCTTTATGATTGTGATATTTAACAGAAACATCGTTTGATCTAAAGTCACCGCCACCATGGCCAACATTACCGCTCCAGCTAGTCGTAGATGCGTTAATTGATAGAGTTTTCGTATCAATAGAGAATTCATCGCAAACGGCATTAATAACGGGTGCATTAAAATTAATAGTGCCGACACTATTTGCGGTTAATACTTTATTACTACTGTCATACTCGATAAAAGTACCATCGTTAAACTTAATTTGATCAATGCTTGGATCAACAGTAGGAGGGGTAATATTTTGAGCAGGCGTATACAAGGTACTGACAATCACGGCATTAGATAAATCACCGCTTTCTGATAATAGAACGACTTGTGTTCCAATCCTGATGGGCTTCCAGCGGACATAGTTCCTGCCTAAATCTGCAGGCCATGCTATCCAACCGGTGACCTGAGAATCACCATCGCTATCTTCATAGTTAATACGAAGTCGCTTGTTGCTGTGATCGACTTCTTCGACAAGACCGACATGAACCATTGATTCTACTTTACGAAGTAACTCTGCAAGAATCACGGAAAGCACTCCAGAAGCATTTCAATTAATCGCTGTGCATCATCGTCACTAACACCCAATAGATGACGCTCTGGATACTTAATAGATTCGGAATGCCCGGCTAGCTTATCTAGCAAGCCATAATGATGAATACTAGCAATTATGTTATTGCCGAAACCAAGACTACCTCCGTCACTATTCGTACTTATTGATAAACGATTTCGCCTAGCTAAGCCTCGCATCATTTTTTTAGGTTTTCGACCACGGCCTGACCGTTTACGTGCTTCCCATGGCTCGCCATTAGGATCAATGTTTTTACGCATACGTGATAGGTTTTCTTTGCGCAATTCCATTAGCATCTTTTGTAGTAACGCTCGCCGGCGTAGCGGTGACAAGGCTTCTAAAACCTGAACCGACCAGTCCGACAAGGCTTGTAAATCATTGGCCGCTGTCATCATGCTCAACAACAATAGTAGAAGGGTATGGTGAAGGCGTATTGGCGAGGGCACTGTTTGAAGCTAACAACTTAATTTTTCCTTCTATATCCTGTGCTTTAATGGTTTCCGAAATAGGTAGGGAAAATGTCACGTCAATCAATGAGTCTGATATACGCTGGCTAAAAAACTTCAAATCACCCGGATTATGGTCTTTGCAGCTCTCTTTAATCCAAAGCGATAGTACGTAACTTATCTCTACTTCGGTTGCGGGTGTGTCATAAATACTAATGACAGCGCTATAAGAAACATTAAAATTATTGTTAGTAGCACCCGTGTGAACACGGACAACGCCCTCATCAGCAAAGACTGAGACGGTTTCTTTACGAGCCCGCATACACTCAAAATGACTGAATAAGTGATTGATTAAGCTATTTATTTTTTGCATAGCGGCGAGAGAAATAATTAGTAACGTGAGTAATGACGAGCGGTTTAAGAGTATCGGGAACGAGATTGAGAGCTTGAGAACGCTCATCTCTCGTCTGTAGATGATTGATGACATCGGCATATTGCCTGGGGGCAAGGTTAGCCACGATGTTGACGGCCTGACTCGTGAATATTCTGACAGTCAATACAACGGGTAATACCACCTATTTCCCGTCTTTTTACGGGTATCTCTATACCACAGTCTTCGCAAAAAATAGACGATGGCTTCGGAGATACTCTTGCAGCACGCAATGCATATTCACGCTGCTGTTGCTCAATCTCTTGAGCTCTATCTAAGATATCCATTATTATCCCAACCTCTTATCGATGACTTTACTTAAGGCATTACGTAATATTCGACGAAAACCAAACGTGTCAATATAAACCCCCAAAAGCAACCACATGTACCATTCGGGCACGGATGCTTTTAATGATAAAAAACCTGTTTTTATGTGGGGTGATGCATCAGGAATAAAGCAAAGAACGAGGGGTAAAGTGATAATCAACATAAGATATTCATCTTTCCACCCCCTATTAGCCGCCGACATTTCATCCATGGTTGCAGCACTTTCGTCACCATCTCGAATCCGCTTGACTTTAGCTTGATGTACTTCTTGTTTAATTTCTTCTTTACGCTTTCTTGACTCAAAAAACCCCGAAAACGCTAGCTTAATTAATGGAACAGCGGCAATAAAAGACATAAACACCTCTTTTTAAACAGTAACTTTATTTAGGACCACAAACTCTTTAACCACAAAATAAGGTAAGGGGATAATAGCGATGCTACGGTAATGAAGATAAAACCTACCGCTGCAAACTTAGCTAATGTAATCGCTGTTTTATCTGCACGAGCATCGAGAATTTCAATATTTTTATGTGCACGAGCCAACGATTTACGCTGTTCTGCTTCACGCTCTTCTAATCGAATCATTCGCTCCATGAGATCCGTTATATGAGACAGCTGACCTGAAAAATCAGTGTGCATGGTTGACACTTTTTCTCCGATCACTGCTAGCTGAGTATCAAGATTTTTCTGCATACTAATCCCACAGGTTAACTGATTTTTGTGTTGTCTCTGCCTGTACTTCCGGCAAAGATATGGATATGCCAGGGGGCAAAATTAAGCCTTTTTCAGCAAGACCTGCATTTGATGCGTATACCGCTTCAGTAACACTTGCGGTCTTGCCGTAGTGGCGGTAACAAATCGCATCAACAGTATCGCCCGCCCGGCTAATAATGCTTGTCATAACAAAGAGACACGGGTGGCAGGCTTACCTATGATTTTCTGAACTCCACCCCATGACTTACGGTCATATTCATTAGCAATAGTATCGTTACCGTCTGCCCTGTCATGACCCAGTGTCGTTACAGAAGCATCACGATACATTCTCAATAAATTCGCTTTAGCCAGTGCGTACACAGCACTTTTATAGTGAAAAACAAGCTCGTCACCTAAGTCGGCTAAACTATTTTTTTTCGATGCTAATCGCCATTGTTCCATCTGTGAATTAACGTTATAAATAGCTTGCTGTATTTGATTAGCCGTAACCGTATTATCTATATCACTGCTAGATCGATACCATTGGCTTAGTTCATCTACCGTGAGATCAGGATAAAAATCAATATTATGTATATTGATATCGATATTGCTGGAATCGTTGTCTTGATAGAAAGTCGTCATAGCGTTACCAAAAAAAGCAGCGCAACGCAGTTATTGACATAAGGAGCAATAGTACTTATCCATGTGTCGCCAACTGCGAGGCTGCTTGCCGTTGAGGGTTCTTTTCTAACTTTCGTTGTTCAGGTCACTGGCATCCGTACCATTATTACTTGATGAATCACTATCGCCTTTCTCTGAAGCAAGCGCACGTTGTTTTTCTAGCTCTTTAGATAACTTCTTAAATACACCTTTAATGCCACAGTCAACATTAAGCTCTAATGCACGACCAAAGTGATGAACTGCTTGTTCCAGATTGCTACTTTCTAGCGATGCACCCAGTGCACGATGCAAATTAGCCATCACTTTGTCGGGTATATCATGATCACCCACCAGCTCGAACGTTTTATGTAATTGGTTGGGCGTTAGGCTCTCAGATTTAAGATAATCATCTGATACTGCCCCAGCAATATATGTTGATGGCTTACGATCAAAGCGATCAGGTAGCACAAGGTCATGCTTTAAGACATATTCA